AATAATGCAATAAATGCTGAAGGTGGTAATGTTCAATATATAACTGATGGTCCAAAACCTGGTAAAGAATGGGAAGAAAAGTATGGTTCTTATGAAGACTATAAAAAAAATCTTCCTGTAGCAAAAATAGGTATTGGTGATTTTGAAGCTGATCAATTTAATGACTCTAAAAAAGATGGTATAGAAACAGGTTCTACTGTTGATATTGGTAAAATAAAAGATACTTATGAAGGAGCTGGTAAAGGAGCTGGCGACAATAAAGTAGGTATTGGTGATTTTGAAAATGAACAGTTTAAAAAGAAGGATGTATTAGATAAGATAAAAACTGCTGGAGAATCTGGTGCAAGTAATGAAGAAGTAATGGAAATTATAAAAAATAATCCAATAAATTCAAAAGGTGATATGGCATTTGGTTTTACTCAAGACGATATAATAACACCTACTTCAGATACAGATACAGGTACTTCATTTGATATAGATAATACTTATGAACAAGATGATTATGGTAGTAATATTAATTCATTTGAATCACTATTAAATAAATTAGAAGGTTCTAAAAAAAGACAGCAAAGACAACGCTCAGTAGAAGGAAGAAGAGATACTTGGGCACAAGGTTTAGCTTCAATGATGAGTAATTTTTAATCATGAATAATAATCCTTTATCTGGTATTAACCAACCAAGTTCTTTTAATGTTGATAATTTAAAACAATTATTACAAATATTACATAAGAACAAAAAACAAAATCAAAAATTAAAAGAATAACTCCAAATTAATTTTGATTCCAATGTTTGATTCGATGGCAATTACTACATAAAGGTACGCATTTATTAATTTCTTTTTCAATTGTTATCCAAGAATACCCTTGGTATATTAAATCAATTACATTACCTTTCTTATCTTTTAAATGATGTAGATCTAAAACACGATAATCTTTTACTCCACAATTTGAACAGCATAAACCTTTTTTATATTTAATATATTTACTTTTATTCTTTTTTATTCTTTCTTTACTATATTTCCAAGACATATTTATTCTTTCCAAATCCAACCAATTTGATATTCATCAAAAAATGGTTTAATATTTAAAGCTTCCATTAATTCATAAACTAACCTACCTTTTCCTATTACTTTTCCAGTAGCTGTTCTAATATTATCGTCTACTACTATTAAAGTTCCTTTTTTAATTATATTTTTTGCAGCAAATAATTCTTTTAAATGATGAGAAGATGATTCCCAATCATCATTCCAATTTTCAATATTATATGAATCTAAATATAATAAATCAGCAATTCCTTCTAAATAGCTTAATTCTTCTACAGAATCACCGCAAATAACATCTACATTATTACTAGTGTTTTCTCTTGCTAATTGACATGCTTTAGGATTTATATCTACAGAAATAACATATCCTTTTCTACTCTCTATATAGTTATCAAATAATAAAGTAGAACATCCATCACCTGTAAAATTATCTTCTTCTCTATAACATCCTGTTTCTACAATACAAATTTTATCTTTTTTTAAACGATCCAAATATTTGAATATTTTTTTAAATGTATCTGTTCTTTTTCCTAATAAATTACTTTTTTCTTTAAAATATTTATTCCAAAAAGTCATTGCATTTTTGTATTTGCTTTTTAAGTATAACTAATTTTTTAAAATTACAATTAAAAATATTATTTTTTCCTTTAGACTTGACAGAGAAGGTAACTTAAAAACAATACACATTATTTTGATGAGTCTCTCAAAAAATATTGTTAAAGATGAAATAGAAGATCAAGATGTTGATCTAGGTGTAATGACGAATATAAATAAAACTCCTGCTCGTATTAGTCTTAATGGTAAAAGACACTACACAACTCCTTTATTTACTGGACCAGCTCCTTCTGTTACAACCATAATTTCTGAAACTGCTTCTGAACAAAATAAAAGAAAACTTGAAATGTGGTCTAAAGCTAATCCAGGTGTAAAAGAAAAAGCTGCTGAAAGAGGTACTGCCATTCATTATGGAATGGAACAATATTTAAAAGGTAATAAAGAACCAGAAATATCAGAAGAATATCTTGAATTTTGGTCTGGTATGCCAAAAATATTAGATCAATTTTCAGAAGTGCTTTGGGCAGAATCTCCTGTACTAGAAAAATTTAAATTTACTCTTGGTTCTGATGAAGTTGCTCGTGTTTGGGGTTCAGATGATGAAGGTAGAGCATGGGCTGGTGCTCCAGATATTATTGGTGTCGCTAATAATAAACTTACTTTGGCTGATTTAAAAACTAGTGTTAAACCTTATAGTCGTAGATGGCCTAAAGAATATGAAAAAGGTTCTAAAGAATGGAGAGATTTATTAGGTGGTTACATGAAATTTAAAAAAACTTGCAAACAATTAGCTGCTTATGATCTTGCTATACAAGAAACATTACATATAAAAGTTCAGCAAGCTGCTATTCTTGTTTCTACTCCTTTAAGAACACAAGTATTTAAAATATCTAGAAATTATTTAGATAAATTGCAAAAAGATTGGTTAAAAGTTGTAGAAGAATATTACAAACAAATTGATAATTGTAATGTTTATGATCCTGACTTGATTTGATTTTTAACTTAATATTTATGCATATTTTTTTTGAGTTCTTTTAGATAGGATAATAGAACACCGTAAAAATAACGCATGGAAATTTACATTTCTACTGGGGAATGGATTGCAAGTATTAAAAATAAAATGGAAAATGCTATTGAAGGATCTTGTTTCCATCTTCCAAGTTTCATGCACTTGCACGCTTTTGAAATAATAAAGAATCAAGCTTTTTCTAATAAAAAGTTTAAAGTTGTAATACATAACAATTCATCTCTATGACCAACTCAAAATCTAAAGCAATAAAACCAGGAGAAATTAGACTTGATTTAATTTCTAGTGATTGGCCTCTTACTCCTCTAGGTTCAAATAAAGATCCTTATATTTCTTCTTGGCAAAATAATCCTTTTAATGTTCATGACATAGAAGAAGAAATTATTGAAGGTAGATGTAAAGCTATTGGTTTACTTTCTGGTCCTGTTTATAATCTTCCTTATGGTTTTGTTTGGGTTGATATTGATGGACCTAGTATTTATTCATTAATAGAAAATCTTTCAGATAATGAATTTGAAAAAGCTTTGCCTAAAACATTAACAATATTAAGTGGCAAAATAGGTAGAGAAAGAAAACTTTATCGTTTAGATCGTGAAAAACATAAACACTTTATACGAAATAAATATACTTGGCATGGTGAATTTAATAAAGAAAAATTAGAAATTCTTTGGAAAAAACATCAAGGTGTTTTGATGGGTTTACATCCAGAAACTGAAGGATATTACACAGACGTTAATCAAGGTTTTGAATGGTTATCTAATTTACCTGAATTACCTGAATGGTTACTTAATTGCATTATTAATAAAAATATTAAACAAGGTAAACCTGCATATGAAACAACTAGAATAGTAGGTCCCACCTTTGCTGTTAATGCTGAAGCTTCTCTTGAAAGAGATATTCAACTTGCTACAGAAGCAATGTGGTCTTTACCTCCAGAAGCATGTGATGATTACGACATTTGGATCACAATTGGACAATCTCTTCATTCATTGGATGATTCCTTACTTGACCAATGGGATAATTGGAGTAAGCAATCTCAAAAATATTCAGATGGTGAATGTCAAAAACGTTGGAAATCTTTTGATAAAGGAGGAGCACGTACTCTTGGATCTTTAATTCATCATGCAAAAGAATATGGTTGGACTCCTTCTAAAGTTAAAGGCAGTATTAACCATGAATTTGATGAAAAAACTTTAGAAGAATTAAATGACATGATGAATCAGATGGAAACTACTACTTCAATCAAAACAAAAAATCCTATTCCTAAAAAATTAAATTCTAAAGGTAAAGAACAAAAACCTAGAAATCCTTCTGCTGATGTTATCGTTAATGTTTTGCTTCAAACTTATGATGGAAAATTAAGATATAGTCAAACACAAGATTGTTTTTTTAATTACGAATTTCATCATCACGGTTTATGGTCACCACTTTCTGATACAGAAATGAAAGGTGAAATTAAAGGTCGTTTAGAAATACTAAAAGATCAACTATTACCTAGCGGATATAGTATGAATCTAATTAATGATGTATTAGAACAATTAAAAATTACAGTTATATTTGATGATTGGTATGAAGGTAAAGAACATTTGTTATTTACAAATGGAATCTTAAATGTAGAAACAAAAGAATTTACTTCTTTTAATCCTGAAATGTATATGACTCAACAATTACCTTATGAGTATGATCCTCAAGCTAAATGTGAGCCAATTATTCAATGGTTAAAAGAAGTTCAAGATGGAAGTTGGGGACGTGTACAAGTCCTTAGAGCATGGTTACGTGCTGTTTTATTAAGTCATTCAGATATACAAAAGTTTGTAGAAATTGTTGGTCCAGGTAAGTCAGGTAAATCAACATATTCCAATCTGGCACATGCTTTAGTTGGTGATACAAATGCTATTATTTCTTCTCTTGATCATTTAGAAAAAAGTAGATTTGAAACAGCTAATTTATATAAAAAGAAATTACTTTTATTTAATGATGTTGAAAGATATGGTGGTTCAGTATCAGTATTAAAAGCAATTACTGGTCGTGATTTAATTCGAAATGAACGTAAATTTCAATCTGGTGCATTAAAGCCATTTAAATTTAATGGGTTGGTAATGATAACTGCTAATGAACCAATACAAACAACAGATCCTACATCTGGGCTTGCACGTCGTCGTCTTACTATTCCTTTTGATCGACCTTTCCTTGGTAGTGCAGCTGAACAACGCACCTTAATTGACATGGATGATAATGGAAATCCTTTTGGGGATTTTGCTGCATTACTTCCTGGATTAGTTAATTGGTTATTAGATATGAAAGAAATAGAAATGCGTGAATATTTAATGGAAACAAATAATAAAGTAACTTTCTTTGCTAAACATCATCGAGAACAAATCCTTAAATCTAATCAAATTATGGATTGGATGGATCACTGTTTAATTTTTGATCCCGATACTGATTCTCCTATTGGATTAGCTAAAGCTGCTCAACCAGGATCTACTTTTGTTTATTTATGTGCTGATAAATGGCTCTATGCAAGTTACTGTGAATTTTCTCGTGCATCTAACAGTAATATTCTTGGTCGAAGCCGTTTTGAAACATTATTAATGGATGTTTGCGTTCATCAGTTACGTTTAAATATTTATAAACATAAAAATCGTAAAGGTATGAGAGTTAAAAATATTGCTTGTCGTAATTCTGATCCTAAGTATTTAGATTATCCTTCTTTAATTGAAGTTGGTTTAAATAAAGAAAAATGGAAAAAAGAATATGGTGATGTAATTGAAAAGAAAACTCTAGAAAAAATTTAAAAATGAATAAAAATGATTGTTTTTCTGAATTAAAAACAAAAGGAAAAGAACTTATTCCTTATTTAGAATATTTAACTACATTTGATAAATTACCTTGGCAAGAACATTATGGTTTTAATGCTATTCAAATTGATAATAAATGGATTGATAAAGAACCTGCTTTAAAAGAAGTTCATAAAATACATCCAATAAAACAATTAGGTTTATTAAAAATTCCAAAAAAGTCTTTTTATAACTGGCATGTAGATGATTTTAGACAATCTTGTATTAATTTATTGGTAAGTAAAGAACCTAATAGTTATTCAATGTTTGGAGAACATGATGGTAATTATTATCATAATAATATTATTCAATTAGATTACAAACCTAATACATATTATTTATTTAATAATCAAAATAATCATTGTGTTTTAAATCTAAATAAAACAGATCGTTATTTATTTTCTCTTTATTTCTATAAAGAAATACCTTATTCAGTAATTAAAAAAAATTTTATTGATAATTCTATTATTTGAAAATAAATTTTAATTTTAATTTAAATCTTACTATTTCTGTTTAATTTATGTATATTTAAAATAGAAATAATAAATTAATGTCAAAAAAACCTAAACTTTTATGGTGTGGTGATATCGTTGCTAAAACAGGTTTTTCTCGTGTAACTGAAAATGTCTTACCTTTTTTAGCTAGAGATTTTAATATTGTTGTTTTAGGAAATAATTGGTGGGGTGATCCAACACCTTTGCAGAAAAAATATAAGATGTATCCTTCATCTAATAGATTTCAAACTGCTCCCTTTGGTGAAAATCGTATTAGAGAAATAGTTAAAGCAGAAGCTCCTGATCTTGTTTTTTCTATTAATGATATGTGGATTATTAATGAACAATATAGACAGATACAAGATTTTCATAAAGATAAAAAATTTAAATTTATAGGTTATGCTCCTATGGATTCTTATAACTGGATAGGTTGCTTAAATGAAACTGCTAATGATTGGGACGGTATTATTTCTTATACTGAATTTGGTGCCTATGAATTTATTAAAGGAGGAATTAAAAAACCAGTTGCTGTTGTCCCACATGGAGTAACACCTGGACAGTTTTATCCTGTAGATAAAAAAGAAGCAAGAGTTAAATTAAAAATAGATCATGATTCATTTATTGTCTTTAACGGTAATAGAAATCAATTTCGTAAACGTATAGATATAACAATTGCAGCTTTTGCCAAATTTGCAGTAGGAAAACCTAATACAAAATTATATTTACATATGGGACAAAAAGATCAAGGTTGGGATGTAATGCATCTATTTTCAAGAGAAATGAAAAAAAATAAATTAGATGGTAATAATCGAATTATTTTAACTTCAAATGATGTTAATCCTCCAAATGTTGAAGTTGATATGTTGAATACTATTTACAATGCTGTCGATGTAGGAATTAATACATGTAAAGGAGAAGGATGGGGTTTAGTTAGCTTTGAACATGCAGCTTGTAAAGTTGCTCAAGTTGTACCAAGCCATACTTCTTGTAAAGAGATTTTTAAAGGATATGCACCTCTTATTGATTGTGATCATATTGATACAGATACAAATTATGGACGAGAAATGCCTTGTCCTTCCACAAATCATTTAGTTGAAATATTAAATGGTCTTTATGAAGATAAAAATAAATTAGAAGCAACAGCTGAACTTTGTTATACACGTGTAACAGATTCTAAATTTAGTTGGGAAACAATAGCTAGTCAGTTTGGTGGCATATTTGAAGATACATTAAAAAATGTAGATCATTCAGTAAAAGAAAAACCTAAGAAAAGAACTCGTAAAAAAAGGAGAATTGGTAATGCTTAAAAAAATTACATTTCGTCCTTGGGGTTGGTGGAAAAATTTATTTCAAGGATCAGGTTATTTAACAAAAATCATTACGATAAAAAAAGGAGAACAACTTAGTCTTCAAAGACATCAACATCGTAGTGAAACATGGATTATTGCATCAGGTGAAGGAGAAATATTTGCAAATGGTATTTGGCAAAAAACAAGATTAGGTAAATGTGTTCATATACCTGTTCAAAGTATGCATAGAGCTAAAGCTACTACAGAAGATTTAATTATTATTGAAGTTCAATTTGGTAAAAAACTTTCAGAAGAAGATATTGAAAGATTTGAAGATGACTACGGAAGAGTTGAAAGTGCATCAAAAACCTAGAATAGATTATTTTTTTCTTATGCATGAACTACATTACACTTCTATTATGAGTCTTATGAGAATATTAAAACTTAGAATAGAAATGTAATTTAACTATAGACATAAGAATATTTCATACTATTCTGGGTTTTTATAACATTTATGCCTCACAACTACAAAAAAATGCCTGAATTATGGCGTATTAAGGAATTTTTTAAACTATCAGATCAATATCCAAGTGGTTTAGAGTGGGCTATTAATAAAGCTAAGCATAAAAAAGGTGATCCAGCTGGAAGATTAAATCGTTCAAATTCTTATTATTTTGTTTCTATTGATAATGAAGAATACATGGCTCATCGTATTGTTTATTATTTAAAAACAAATATATGTCCTGATAATTACTGTATTAAACATAGCTTTTATAATAAAGAAAAAGATAACAGATTAGAATTAAAACCAACTTATTCATCAACCAAACATAAAAAGAATATATCTTATGTCTAAATTAAATGAATTAATAGAAATGTCTTCTGAAAAAACTAATTTCAGATATATTTCTAATATTGATAAATTATCAAGACATGAATTAAAAAAACATAATTATTATATAGGTTTTCCTTGTGCTCATGGTCATGTTATTCGAGATAGACATGAACACTGGTGTTATCATTGTGCAATAAAAATTCAATCTAATATTTGTGGCTTTGATCTTAACTATTTAAACATTGATTACAAAACTAAATACCATACATTATGGAAAAAAATAGATATTAAAGAACCAGAAGATTGTTGGCCTATTTCTTTACCTGGAGATAATTTACCTAATCGTGTTTGCTTTCCTTCTTATCGTTCTCAATATAGTTGTCAAAAATCTGAAAATATAAATGCACATAAAGTTATTTATAGTTGTGCATGGGGAGATGTAGGTTCTTTATTTGTTACTCGTTTATGTTCTAATCCATGGTGCATGAATCCTTTGCATATGATGTCTAAATGGAATAGAAGATCTATGCCTAAAAAAGTAACTCCTTTTGTAATTGATTTTGATGCAGAAAAATTAATGAGAATATCTAAAGCAATTTCTCTTAATCGTGAAGAAGAAAAAAAAAAAGAAAATTATAAAAAAACAATAACAAATCCATTAGATGTTAAAGATACCCCCGATTATGATGAAGGATAGACTAGGTTTTAAAGCTTATAATGGCTCGCAATCAAGTAATCCAAAGACAACGAACATCTAAAGATCCATTACTTTTAGGTAATTTTGAAGAAACATCTATACGTTATTTAAAAGGTACATTAGGAGGTAAGCATGTACCCACTAGAGATGGCTATGGAGGAGGTACTGTTAACCATTGGTTTCAAATTAATTTAAAAAAAGATGCTTGGATTATTACAATTAAAGATGGTGGATGGGAAAAATGGTTTTCTTTATCTGCTTATGATTTAAATACTGTTCCAATAGAAGGTAGAAATATTTTTGATAAAGATAGTATTACTGTAGAAGAAGATGGTTCTATTTATAATCCTTTTGTTGGACATATTATGGATACACAATCCATTTTTTATAATCAATTTGCACCAACAAGATTAGATAAAGGAGATTCTAGATATTATCCATTATCTATTGGTAGTTATTTATTATGTGTTTCTAGTACTCTAAATATTCCTTTTGATTATGCTGTTGGTTTAATCATTGAAATAGCAGATCCTTTTCCTTTATTATTAACAGAAAATTACTCTAATTTATTATTTGAAGATACAGCAACACAATCAGATATCATTTGTGATACAACACCTAATTATGATGGTAATGATGAACATCAACATTCATTAACTGAGTGGCAAAGAGCATGGGAAAGAGAAATGCCTTCTTATGATAAATTTCCTGAAATCTTTGCTACATTAGCTACAAGACCTTAATAATATGGATTCTAATTTTTATACTCAATTACTTGATCAAGCATATGAAAAAGTAATTAAAAAAAGACCTTTAAAATTAACAAATAATTTTGAAAAAGAGTGTAAAAAATTTCCTTATTTACAACAATGTAAAATTTATGATTGTTAATGAAAATGAATCAAAAAATAACGAGGAACAAGAAAACAGCGATTACCAAACTACCTGGGAAAAGTTTTTTGAAATTAAGATTAATCCCATGGATGTATACAAAGAACGGATGCATATGGATCGCAAGCATGGCAGTAGGAAAAAGTACACATCAAATCAACGATTGGATGAACAAACGAAAAAACAAAAGATCCCGCCTGATGGCTATATCTTTGACAGGTAGATTTGGAAATAAAACACAAGCTATTGCTATACAACAAGTAAGAGAATGGATGACAACAATTCCAAAAGGAGATTCTATTACTTTACGTTGTGAATGTATTTTATCTGATAAACAATTTAGAGTTTGGAAAAAATGGTTCGAAACCCATGAAGATCCTAATTGGCAAATATCTGATGAAAATAAAGCTTTCTATTACCGTAATCAATCTTAGTTATTTAGATAGTTGAGCAAGAACTCCAATTACAGTAGAACCTGCTGCAATAACAGCACCAGCACCAGCAATCCATCTTTCTGCTGTACTTACACGATCAGTTAATTCTTTTTGTTTTTCATCAATTCTTTCTACTTTAGCTTGTAATACTGCAATCCTTACTTCTTGTGCAGTATCTAAAGTTGTTTCAGGCATTTTAAAAAGAAAGTTTCATACTTATAGACTAACAATAGATTTAAAAGATTTCTCAAATGACAGAAAATGTTGAAGTAAAAGATCCTAAAAAGAAAGAAGATAAGAAAAAAAATGTACTTGAAAAAGTAAAAGATGCGATACTTCCAGACCAAGAAGAACAAGCTGAGATCATTAGTACATTTGTACGCCTTGGTGTGTTGATTTGGTCGGGCGGAATATTGACATTAAATTACGTTTCTATCCCAGGAATACCATCTCAGAAAATAGATCCAACATTCATAGCTTCAGTGTTCACGGGGGTTTTAGCTGGATTTGGTATTCAGACAGCCAGTAAAAAAGGCGATGGAACTATGAAAATGAATGGCGAAAATGGACAAGTAAGTAAGAAAGATATGGAGGAAATGATAACAAAAGCTGCTGCTAATTCTGCTGTACAAACTATAAGAATTGAGCAAGCTCCTTTAGTAATTAAAGCAGAAAAATCTAGTAAAGATTCTAAGTATGAAATGTAATATTAAAAAAATAATTAAACATATTTCTTCATAAATTGGTATTGATAGACTATTAGAAACTATACATAACTTAATGAAATTATTTATAACTTTTTTTCTTTTATTATTTGCACCAGCATCAGTTAAAGCAAACTTAGTACATTCATTAGCTAGTTCAACTCAATTAACTGTGGCAGGAGCTGCAACTGTTAGTGAAAGAATCGGTTCAACTTATGTTGTAACAGGTACAAACGTCCAAGTTGGCTCAGGTAATAGTGATGCATTTGGAGGTTTAACAGCTGGTAGTGCAACGGCTGCAGCGACCATGAAAGTTGGTACGTACGATATAGACAACGATGGCCAAGCCTTCAGTTTCAGCGAAACATGGATCCAAGGGGACGCTATTCCTGCGATAGGTTCAGGTGTGGATGTTGCCAGTGGAAGTGTCGCAGACATGCCAGCTTTTGGAAAAGTTACGACCCAAGCCGGAGGCCATGCTGGGAACCTTGCAGGTACGATTGATTCACAATCTTTGATTAGCGTAACCGCTGGAGGAAGTGGCACTACGGCTGTTGGACAATTCGTCAGCACTATTACCGTAGATTGAAGTCATGAAGCGGTTTTTACTGCTATTTTTATTATATCCAGCTCCCCTATTTGCTGTGCCCGTTACGCCAAATTTCCAAAGTGGAAGTATGACTTCTCATACGGAGACAGTTAGTAAAGTATCGGAGACCATTAACGTTATTGAATATCAATCTGGTTGGCAAATGACAGTAACTGGTAATAATATACAAACAGATGCTCCTAGTATCCTTCCTCCTTCGAATGCTACTAGTCAAACTCTTAATAATGTAACTACAACTTGGACTGAATTAGATGCAAGTAACATGCCTAATTTCACCATAGTTGATCCATCCAAAGCATGGCAATTCACTTCCACACTTTCTCAACCAGGGATGAAATCTCAGACAATAATAACTCGTACAACCGACATAACGTCAGTCACAGACACGGTTTCAACATTCAGTCAGTAAAATATTTTTTATTTTTAATAAACATTTTTGCATTTTTTCCACAACTAGCTCGTGCTGAAACTATAGGTGGAGTTAGTGCTAGTGCTGCTCCTATAGCTAATTCCTCTGGATCAGTAACGAACCAAGCAATTCAAGTTTTGCAAGGTCCATATATAACTAATACTTTTGGAAATGGAGTGTCTTGTCAGGGTCCAACGCTAAATATCACGCCCTTTGTGACTGGAACGAATTCTTGGAAGGAACCATATGAAGCGTCTTGGGATTCACCCGTCTACGACATGTCAACAACTGAAGATGGTAATCTAGCAAATCCAGGTAGTGTTCTTTATTACACCCCTAATAGAACAGGACAAAAAGCAAATAATAATATCTCATTAGGTTTAAGTGCCACCATATCTATTCCATTAGATAAACGTCATCATGAAGGTTGTTTAAGAGCAGCATCTACACAAACAGCATATAGTCAACAGCTATTAGCTAATAAGCGGTTAGATTTTGAAATGGCAAGACTTAAACATTGTGCTGAACAAAAGCGACTTGGAGTATCCTTCCATCCTTCCAGCTCCTCTTTCAAAATTTGCGAAGATATTGTTGTCACTAACCCCCATGGAGTTATACCACAACATCAACATTCTATTTCTTCGCCTTCTTCTTCAGAGGAGGTAAATCTTTCTTCTGACGATATTGATTTGCAACAATCTCAGAACGATTCAACTTCTCTGGAGTCTTCCCAAGTAACTTCTGAATCTTCTTCACTGCAGTCTTTATCAGAGGCTTTATCGCCTTCAGAATCACGTCAGCCAGCGGCTTTGCTAGGACTGCCGATGTCGTTGCCACTAGAGCAATAGAAGCAGTAGTTGTAACAGCTCCAGCAGTAGGTAATGCGTCTATTACTTGTTCAATAATTGGTACATCTTCATAAACAGTTATACATCTATTATTTTTTATTTCATATCCAGCAATTTTTTTATTTCCTTCTACTTTAGAACCGACTATAGGAGCATCATTTGGGGGACAAATAATTTTTGCAGTATTTACTGGAGGTAAATTTTTTACATCAGGTTTGAAAGGTTCAGATTGATCAATAGGAACAAAAGGTACTTCTGCAGGTTTGGGTTTTAAAAAATCACTAGCTCTATAATCCATTGGATCATAAGTAGGCATATTGGCATCACATAAAACACGATTTCCTCTTTCATCTTCTTCTATTAATTCATTAGATTTTTTATTTGTAATATTATATTTAATACATCCAGGTAAATTAATAATAGGAGAACCTATAGTTAAAGTAACAGGTGGGCTATTAGGAAGAGTACTATTAATATCTTGTATTTTATAAGTAAATATTTTTTCTTTACTTATAGTTACTTGTATATTTTGAATATTGTTAATATCAATATCATTAATTAATGACATTAAAAATTAGGTATTCCAAAACCTGGTCCAGGAATAACAGGACCTGTCTCTGTAGGTAAAGCAGGAGTTGAAGGAAGCATGTCTTTAACTGCATTACCAGCAAGAGAACCTACTTCTTTCATAATTTTTTCTTTAGCAGATTCAATTATTGCATCCTTATTCGCGTATATAAAAATACCAGTCCCAACAACGGAAGTAGATACAACGAAAGACGTAATAGAAAGTACATTAATTATTTTTTGCATAATTAAAATCTTTAAGAATAATTTAGTCTAGTACAATTTTACCTTCTTCTACATCTTTTACAAATTGCATTCGTTCAAACCACAAATCTCTTTGTGCTAATCCTGCTTCATTTATACAAAAATTTTTCCATAAACCTAAAAATAATGCATGTTGAGGATGCTTAGGATCTTGACGACCTGAACATTCATACATGTGTTGTTGAAAAATAGATCGACGAGTATTTTCTTCTACCCATTCTTTAGTACCAAATTCATTTGCTTTGTTTGTCATTTTCATCAATAGCTATAAGAGAAGTATACACATTTTTGACGTTAGGGCTTACATCAAATAATGTTTCTTGTAATTCACTTTCAATATACTTAATATATTCAGCTTGTGTTTTTCCTTCAAAGGGATTGTAATTAATTTCTAATTCAATAGAAAAATTCAAAGTTAAACGAGGAATAGGAACTTGTTCCATCTATATGTAGTATCTTATATTTACGATAGCAGTTTTAAATATTTATTTATTATTTTTTAAAATTTTTATTTCTTCAGATAATTCTTTAACTGCATTAATCAAGTGCCAAAATAATTCATCTGTATTAATAGTTTTAACTGTATTAGCTTGTGTTAAAACACATGTTGGACAAATTTCTTCTAATTCTTGTGCAATAACACCAATTTGATTACCTGTTTTTTGTATAACAACACCACTAGCTAATTTTAAAACATTATCTTCTATTTCTTCTCTTGTCCTGTATTCAAAGTTTCTAACTTGAATTTTTTCAATAATACTTAAACCAATATTATTATCTGTAATATTCTTTTTAATTCTTTGATCAGAAGTAGTAGTCCAAGCAGAATTATTAGCTGCGTTATATGCTCCGTTGGTACCACCTATGAAAGCAGT